TTTCCAACCTCCATCTGGGTTGTCTTTACTAAACCACTTTCGGAGATCTTCTCTGAACTCTTTATAGGTTATGCCTTTTTCCATCCCCCACCTTTATTCTTATACCATCTTGCAGCCCATCCATTTGCATACGCTGAAGGATATACATCAAACTTGGATTTTGCAAGTGACTTTGCTTTTGACCATAGTGTAGGATTTGTAGGGACATTTTTTTCTTCAATATTTTCTTCGTTCTTGGGTATCTTTCCCTTTCTCTTCATGTCAATTGCAATTGCAGCTTGTTGAGCTGCACTATATGCCTCCTCAACTGATTCAAATCTCAAATCATAATTATACTTGGAAACACTAGGAGACATCTTTTTCAAGTATACATGAATCTTAGAACTACCTGTGTGATGATCCATAGTGAAGTCCGCTTTACCTCTTATCATCTTTCGATCATCAGTTGCATTGACAACAATTTTAGCAAGTTTCCTTCTTTTAATTTCGTCTGCCACATATTGATCTGTTCGATCATCATACTCAAATATATTCTGTATAAATTCTTTGTAAGTTTTCATTAGTTATCTACCTTTGCTCCTGCTCTCCATTGATAACAACTCCAATACCTTGCTTTGTATTTGGGGCCTGGATCAGCACAATTATGTCTTGCACGAAATGACTTTCTCCTAGCAGGGTCATCTCGTTTGATCTCCATATTTGGATCTCCGAAACCTAATTTGATTACGTTACCTTTTTCATTCTTGACATAAACATAGAACTTTTTCTTACCATCACTAGATCTGGTAGGATTATTTAGAGTAACCTTTTTACCTTGATACTCGGCTTCTTGCAATTGATGATCGTAACAATCATCACAACAAGGTTCTTCTGTAAATTCTTTGAATGTTTTCATTTTCCCTTTATAAGTTTCTGCAATTCAGCAGTTGATCCAACAAACAATGCATTGGTCACGTTCTTAGGTCCAGATTCTTCTCTGACTTTCTTTTTGGTTGTCTGCAAATTGACCAACTTCTCTGCATTATCAGCATTGGTCTTCAGTAGTTGCCCTGCAACCTCATAGGCTCTAGGATGATCTGTCTCTTGTGCAACCTTGAGAATACCATCAAGAGCATCCTGTCCTCTTTCAATTATGTGATAAAGATTTTCACGACTATACTTGAAGTCATCATTGTCTTCATCTTCACTTTGCGTTCTAGGAATCGCCGGTGTAGTTGGTGATGGTGTGGAGGCTACTACACCATTGGCGATTCCCAATAACTCATCAAGTTTTTCCATTCCATTAATATGTTATAGTTCTTATTTTGATCAATCCATACATACTGGATGGGTGTGCAGTACACTGATAGTAGTATGTAGATGCTTGGTTTGAACCAAAGTGTGGAACTTTCCAAATCAAATAACCAGAAGTTTGAGCATTTGCACTAGTTCCAGTAGTTACTGTACCATTTGGAGCAATGTGAATAAGATTATCTCCACCATTATTAGTAGTTAAATTAGTACCATTGCTACCTCCACTTGCACCTGTACGAATTGCAAATGGATGACTGGCTCCCCATTTTAAATGAAACACTACAACTTGATCTTCAAAAATAGTTAAAGTACTACCTGAAGCTCCCCCACCACTATTCATATCCGTTCCATCAGAGTTGTAATTTTCAAACGTGTATCCATTTCCTGTTCCTGCCGCTGATATGGTAAACATTTGAGCACCAAAAAACATTGGAAATGCAGTAGTATATGCAGAATTGTTTTCAAAAACTTTGATCTGTTTATTGTCGTAACTATCAGATGCATCATACAAAAGTGTCTGTCCAGCTGCACTTGAAGCAATTGTGGTATCAGAAAGTCCTGCAAGAGTAGATACTCCAGCACCCACTGTTATTGTTTTAACTGCACCAGTACCACTAGCTGTCACACCAGCACCTACAAAGTTTAACGTAGTGGCATTTGTTGATAAGGCGGAACCCTCATCTTGAACAACAATTGTACTACCACCTCCTCCACCTCCACCGACTGAATCTGCGTATGCTTTTACTGCAGCTGATGTTGGAATAGTAGTGTCATTATTATTCGAACTAATACCTTCACTCTGAGTTACGATTGATGCGGCTGCAAAGTCAGCAACCTCTAGGTTTGTAATAGAGTTTCCTGTTCCGTTTGCATCAATTGTTTTATTTGTCAGTGTAGATGTAGATATTTCTGAAACCAAAGTTGAGTCTCCACCTTTTGGAAGTAACATCGTATTGGTAACTCCCTCACTATGAGGTTGTGCAAGTATTTTTTGCCCGTGAGTATTGACACGACCATTTAACTGTATTCCACCCTCAGTTGATGAACCATCACCTTTTACCTCCAATATTTGAGTTGCAGGATCAACGATTAAGTTACCAGAAGCTGTTGTAGTCGTACCTCCAAGAACTGCACTTGTCAAGGTTTTATTTGTAAATACAGTTGTTGAATTTGCAGTGACAGTGATATCACTTGTAAGAGCTACTGTACCTGTGGCATCTGGGAGTGTTATCGTTCTATCAGCAGTTGGATCTGTGACTGCAAGTGTAGTCTCAAAATCATTTGCAGTTGCACCTTCAAATGTCAATCCAGTTGTAAGGTCTAAACTAACTGTAATAGTATCAGTAGCACTAGCTACTGTCTTTATTTGACCAGAAGTTCCAGCAATTGTAAGAGTATTGCCATCTTGAATACTCTGAGAAGTTCCAGATCCTCCTGCAACATTAAATGAGGAAAAAGATCCTCCACTAGCAACCCCAATGGTACTTCCATTCCAATAAAGAGTGCCCCCTACATTATAAAGTTTATTTGTAGTACTACTTGGAGTTGTTCCCTGAGCTACTGATAATTCATTACCTCTAAGATTAATTGCACCTGAATTGGATATGGTTATGTCACCACTTGTGGTAACATTTGCAAATTTAGTGCCATCTGCAACCAAAATATCCCCTGCTGTGTTTCCACTAGAAAGGTTCGTTCCATCTCCAAATTCTGCATAGATCTCATTAAAGTTATCGTTTATTTTAGTGGCTCCAGTTCTTAGAGTATCACCTTGACCATCATTTGCTGAGGAACCTATTCCTACTGATTGTTTTGCCATAGTTTACCTATTCGTCTTGACCCGTAGTTGGGTTGTATGTTTTTGCATCTGAAAAGAATGAACTTGTTTCATTAAATCCAAAATCATCATCAAAATCAGCAGTTGCAGGATCAGGAGTAACTGTGTATCTCTGTTCTCTCTTTGGTGCAGCTGTCGCAGAATCACTAAACTGATCAACTTGTACTTTTGTGATTACCTGACCAGAAGTTACAGGACCATATAGATAGGCCTTTGCAGTAAAAGATAAAGTGTAGATGATTGCTCTACGTTCTGCAAAATCACCTTCGTAATTATCTTCGTATGTAATACCTGTCAAAATTATAGGAACATCCCTCTTATTATTCATTTGAACGATGTCGTTGATAGTGATCGTATATTCTGGTTGAAAATACGGAAGTATCTGCTCAACAATCTGCAATGCATCGTCACTATTTTTGGACATTGCATAAAGTTCAAAGTCAATATTATACGGAACAGGCATATATTGAGAATCTACTTTATTTCCTGCGGTTCCTGGCTTCTTTACCTTCTGAATTTTGTTTAGTTTTCTAGTAGGATCATAAGCTATTGTTCCTATTTCAAATCCTATCCTTGGTAGTGTAATTGCTACCGATTTTGTGATATTTGGATCTTCTCTTAATCTTACTAAGAATTTCTGTTTAGGTCCGTATGCTAACGGAACCTTCATTGACTGTACTGTGTTACCAGAACTGTCTTTACGTGTTATATGAATATCATTAAAAAGTGTACCAAATCCGATTACACATTTTCGGACTGTCTCATGATAGAATGTAGAACCAAGCATTATGTTACCTCACCAAAAGGGTTGCGTTCTGAAAAATCAAGTATCGAATCACCTTGTGTTTCAAAAAATGTATTATCAGCTGATGTGTCTATTGTGTCAATATTATAGGACTCACTCACAATAAAATCTCCATCCTCTGTCAGTAAATAGTTAGTACCAGAATCAGTACCAGATTCTAGGACTAACTGAAAAGCTAGAGCATCTGTAGATAAAGAATCTTCGATTGCATCAATAGTTGATACACCAGTATCAAGACGCTCACTAGAGTATTCAAAAGTACGACATCGCATTTTGAATGTTGGTAAATTATATATCTGATAGAATGGGTCATCATGATCAACAAAAGATATCTCAAAGAGTTTCTTAGCCTTAGGAAAATAAATTAGATCTCCCTCATTTGGTCTAGAACTGACAATCAAATTTTGATCAGTTGAAACTAATTGTTCAAATCTCCTTCTAGATACAACCCATGTAGCCTCATCTTGAATGTCCAATCCAAAACGAGTCATCATTTCTTTTTGACCCTCAAAACCTTCAATGTTATCTAGATACATCTCTATAATGTATGCATCATTGAAAGATGATAATCTATCCTCCCCAAACAACGTATCTTCGTTTACTAATTTTCTAGGAAGATAATATACATCATGACCAAACGCTCGTAGCTGTTCAATGATCAGATTCTCATAGAGTCTCTGTTCAGAAGTAGTGCCTGGGTCAAAATAGACATTAGTTGGCATATTATCCTATCATCATGTCTGCGGGCATACCAAACCCATTAAGCATCTGTTCTTCTAATAATCTAATCTCTTCTTCAGCTTGTTGATAAATTACCTCACCATTCATTTGAACTCCACCCAACATTTGGACTCCATTAAATTTTATCAAATTGGCTCCCCATTGTTTTTTTATGAGTGCAGTTGCATACTTTTTGAGATACATATCGTTGTAGATGTCTGTATATGCAGTTGGGTCAAGTTTTCGATAACACTCTATAATTATATAATTATCATCTCCTACTTCGTTAGGCCAATCCATATCTAGATACAATCTGTTTTGATGTACATTGAACCTAATAGGTACTTCTCCTGTAAGAATATGATCCAAAAAGTCAAGATGTTCCTGAAGCATTTGATAATAGATCATTGAAGTATCTGTAAAATCAAACAAATCATTGAGTCTCATTTGATATTTTAAATCAAACATAGGAACAGTGGTACTATTTGTAACTGGTAATATTCGCAAAACAGATACGATTGAAGTAGGTAATGGTAGCCATACTTTTTGTTCTTTCCAAGTTGCAGATACAGTATTATCTACTGCATCAGTGACAGAAGAAGAAATATCTGTCCTCCCTGCTGTTTTTTCAGCAGAAGTAATTTGATGTTTTAGATATAGTCTTTCAACTCCATCCATGTGATATTCTGCAAAATATTGTAGAGCCTCATCTATTCTATCATCACACTGATCTGGATCAACATTGATCTCAATGACAGGTTTCCCTAGTGATCTGAGACAATATTCTTTTAGAGTTTCTTTTGAATTTGGTGCTGCCATAGTTTATCCTAATGCGATTGCAAATGCTGATGCCTGGGCACTGACATGAGTTTTTACCGCTTTCTCTGTTACTAATTTTGTTTCACTTGCTGTTGCAGTGACAAATGCTTGATCTGCGTGTCCTACTGTATCTATCAGAATACCATCTATCACCTGACCTGAATCAAACTGTAAATTACCAGACAATCCTAGATTTGTGATGCCACTCAATGCACCATTCATTGTAAGACTTGTTACACCTGTGAGTGTTCCTGAGATTGTAAGATTTCCAGTTGAGGTTATGTCTCCTGTTTTTATATTGGCCTGTCCTGAGACATTAACATTTCCAGATACAACTCCTGTATCTGTAGTTGTTATGAAATTAAAAAGATCTTCACTTTCATCCCAGATAAGAGCAACATTGGTATCTGAACCTCTCTCTGTAACAAATCCAGAGTCGTATGTATTTGATCCAGTAACAGCTGTATTCAATGCAATGATTGGATCTTCAGTTGCAATCTTGACTGTCTCTGTAAAGTTTCCTTGAACTGTCAGATTACCAGAGATTGTTGTGTCACCTGTTACTGCAAGTGTCGTTCCGTCAAATGTAAGATTTGCTTCGTCAGTTAAATCTCCTGTTCCGTTTCCTGTAAGAATTCTATTTGTACCTATGGTTGCAAGTCCAGTTCCACCATGTATAACACCAAGTGTGTCACCATCGGCAGATCTGAATTCAGCAAGACCTGTTACGTTTCCGCCTGCATCAAATAGTCCTTTTAAGGGTATCTTATCAGCCATATCTAAATCGGTACTGAGGTTGTTCCAGATGGTACAGTATCATTATCAAAGGTCACTGCTTGTGTTTCTGTATGTTGATGAGTATTAAATACTGCTCTCGATACAAAGTGTCCTTGAAATAATGAAAACAACATCATCTGTTGAAAAATATTAAAAGTTGTAAGAGTACCATCGGCTTTTTTGAAGTTCATCTTGAACCCTGTGACCGATATACCCTGTAATGTATTATCTGCCTTAGTAAAATCTAAGGTAGCTACAACATCTTCTCCACCAATTCTCTGGATCGCATTATTATGATCCTTGGTAAACATTCGCAGATCTGCAAGGTTTAGTGCAATCTCTCCTTGTGCTATATCAGATGCCGTTGGAGCATCACCTGTAGTTTGACTACGTTTATGCTGTACTGTTAATGCCATTAAAATGTTCCAGCATCAAGTGACGATTCCCAAGTGATTGTATCTGATTGTTGATTATAAAACAAAATCTTATCATCAGACCCACCACCATCAAGCGCCGAAAATGTATTAGCAGTATTTGCAACCAATACAGATCCCTTTGCAGCTGCGGTAAGACCTGTACCTCCGTATGCAGACCCTAATGTTGAACCATTCCATGTTCCAGTTGTAATCGTACCCAAGGTAGTGATGGATGTTTGACCAACATAAGATGAAGAAATATCAATTGCATTTGCACTTACAGAGATACGATTAGAAGTACCTACTGCATTAATTGTGTTTGCAGATTTGGTTAAACCATCTCCAGCCGTGATTTGTCCTGCACCTGAAAATTGAGAGACAGGTAATTGAGTATTATTTGATAATGTTGCGTTTGTTAATGTAGGTTCATCATCGTGTGTAAATACATACCCATTATTTGCATTGGTTCCCTGCTCAACAAAAACGAATGATCCACCTGTAAAATTTGTACTAGAGTTAGCATCGTCTGCTCTTGTCAATACAAAAGACTCACTTCCTCCTACTGTAGTAACAACATAGATACCATTCTGTCTTGATTCTGCCTGATCTTTAACAAGAACTCTATCATTAGCTGCAAGAGTTACACTCTGTCCCAATCCAGATGAAGCATTAATGGAACCATTTCCAGATCCAGTTAATGTTCCATTTGCCTGGGAATAAGTTAATGTTGCAAGTGCGGCTGTTGTTGCAAGTTTTACAGAATCCTTGATATCTAAACCAGATTTTGTCGCATCAACATAAGCCTTTGTTGCAAGAGAATTTGCAGTAAATCCTGACCTATCTTTATATCCTGTTGGAACTGTGACTGTACCAGTTCCGTTTGGTGTAAGGACTAAATTACCATCTGTGTTAGTTACAGATATTGTGTTTCCATCTATGGTTAGATTGTCAACATCTACACTAGTCAATCCATTAAGATCAGTGATGGTATCACCCAAAGATGTATCATCACTACCAATAGTAATTCCATCATTTACAAGTTTAGCATTTGCAATGTTTCCTGCAAGTTGTGCGTTTGATACACTAAAAATGGTTACTTCACCAGCACCCGAAACTGCAAAGTCGGCAGATGCAAATGATGCTGAACCAACATTACCTGTAGTTGCAAGTTCACCAGCCACAGTGATAGTTGTACCTGAGTGAGTTACGTTCATTCCTTCCCCACCCAGAACCGAAAATCCATGTGAGGATGGAGTCATAGCTCCACTATCAGTTGTTACAGTTTTAACTACAGCATCGTTCAAAGATACTGCACCACTGGTTACTCCAAAATCAGCAGTTGCAAATGAGGCCACACCTAAGTCACTTGTAGTTGCAGTAGCAACATCCAAAGTTACAGTTGTAGTGGTGCCAGAATCAGAAAGAGTTGATGTGATGTTAGTACCACCAGATATTTTAAGTGTATCTCCAGTATCAAATGAAGTTGTATTAGGAGTTCCTGCATTATCTGAAACTGTAAAATTTGAAACTACAGTTGCAAATGAAAGTTGACCACTACCATCCGTTTTCAAAAATTGATCAGCTGATCCATCTGCTTGTGGATATTTTAATCCATCTATAACGACATCACCTGTGCCGTTTGGTGTAATATTAATATCTCCATTGGTATCTGTAGATGTTATAGAATTTCCATTGAGATCTAAGTTATCAACTTTCAGTTGCTCTAGTGCAGAACTACTATTGGTGATAAGTGAAGAACTGGCTTGAAGACTGCCAGGAGCATGATCTAGTAAATTAGTAAAATACTCACCACCTATAACAATATTTCCACCCCCAGAAGAATTACCTACAAATAATCTACCTCCACTATTGTCGTGTGCAGGAGCATTACCATAGGATACGGCAAGTTCTCCTGCCGATAAATTACCTAAGTTGGAAACTGTATTATCAGTTGCACTAAATGCTCGTTTTATTTGAATTTTTGCTGCCATTATTTCTCCTTAAAAAGTACCACCTGACAATGTAGGTGAGGCAAATGTTCCTGAGAACACATTATTATCTTTCCATTTTGTTCCGTTAGCATCGTATGCCAAAATGGCCATGTCCGAAACAGAACTACTTATTTGTGTATCCTCCATAGAACTAATAGATCCACCTTCTGCACCAGCTCTTGCCATAATATTCCATTTTGTTGAGTCTGATGAAGGAATTACATTTTGATTGTTTGCGACTGCAATATATGA